TTCGCATAATGACGATGGGATTACGTTAGCGAAGCCGCCCAAGGGGCGAGTCCAGCGCCTGGACAATGCGCAGCCCAGGCGCTGGATTTACACGTAATCCCCATTATGCGAGGCGACCCTTTTGGTACCTCTTTGCGTCGAGCTCGACGCCGGCCGGGATCCTGCAGGGCGATAGGTTGGTACCATTTTGTCGATCGCGGATGCGCACCTGGTCGAAACTCTGGTACCTCGCCTTCAGGTGGATTGGTACTGAAATTGTCGGCGCCGGCGGCGACCAGGTGCGATAAAAGGTACCTTTTCGCTTTTACCCTAACTCTCCGTTTGGTACCATTATTTCGAGCTCGAGCACGACCAGGGCGAGCAAATCGGTACCTAAAGGAGATTCCTATGCTGATCAAACTTCCCGACTTTGACGACGATCTTGCCGAGCGACTGAAGAGCCGCACTGGCCAGAACACTGGCTCCAAGGCTGTGCTGCGTGCTGCTGAGGAGTATTTGCCGCTGCTGCTGAAGCTGGAGCATCGCGATCGGCAGATTGCCGAGCTGGAAGAGCGGTTGCGAGTGGCAAGCCAGGTGATCGAGGGCGCTCGCTCGGCTGCTGCACTGCTGCTTGAAAAGACCGCTCAGGGCGATCTGCTCGCCGCTCCGGCATCGAGCAAGCCGCGCATGACCGGTGAAGAGATGTTGAACGAACTGCACCGCAGTGCGGGCTTGCGTCAGCGTTGATTTGGTACCTCGTCGCGGGCAGATCGGCGCCGGCCTGGTCGAGCCCGCTGATAAATTCGGTACCTTTTCGCGTGTCCTGGTGCTCGTCCAGGACGTGGATTCAGTACCTCTATCCACCCCTCCGAACTGTTCACGTCAGGTGCCGCCGCACCGGCTCGTCGCGACTTGTCGCGTCGAACGGAGCGCCGGGCGAAGCGCACACTTGACGTTGCACCTCCTGAAACAGCCTCCGCTTGGGAGTGTGGGGCAGCTTCTCCGCCCCGCGCTCCCGAGCCCTCGGCGGCAAGAGCGGGATAGTAAGGGCGGCGCCCTTACGACCTTGGTGGGCGAGGGCGGCGGGGCTGAAAAGTCGGGTATAGGTGATACCCGACTTTTGTCTCACGGGTGAGACTACTCCCCCTCGTCTAGCTGCTCTTGGCTGATGGCCAGCAGCATCCCTTTGATTGCCGTTCTGAGTTGCCGCTTCTTGTCGTCCGGCAGCTTGTCGGCGGCGTTGAATAGCGCTCTGAGGTCTTCCGATATTGAGCGCTGCTGGGCTTCCATCATCAGTTCGTCGGTGGATATTCCTAGCGCCTGGGCAAGGGGTGCGACGTTTTCCGATCTGGGGTGGTGTCTTCCACCTTCCCAGCCCTTGTAGGCCTCGATAGATACCCCCACAAGCTCGGCCACTTCTCGTTGCGTCAACCCCCTGTTCTTTCTGGCGGTCCTCAAGGTCTGTGGGATGTTCATGTCGTCTCGCAGAGTGCTGTCTGTGGTGTCGTTCAATCGTATGTCCTTGTTTTTTCAGAGGGTGTAATGAGTTGCACCTTTGGGGGTGGCATCGTCGTCTATTGAGGTGTAACGTATTACACCTAAATGGGGTAATCGTTTTACTTGACGGGTTTCTAGCATGATCGACTGGATCGCGGCCATGATCGAACTGCACCACGCGCCTTTGAGCAGTGGGGCGGTGGTCTGTATCGAGGCTGACGGCACGGTTGCTTGGGAAACCCCGCGCAAGATGCTGGTCCGTGGCTCCCATGACTCGACCATCCATATCCGGAGCGTAGGCGGGGACGGGCAGGGCAACGCGACTCATCTGTACATCGACGGCAACCCAAGCAAGTGGTTGCAAGGACATAACCTTGTTGGTTCCTGTGATCTCGTTGCCCTCGTCTGGGATGCTTTTCAACGCCTCTGCGCCCTGGTGGGCCTTGAGCCGACTGACTTTGAGCGTCAGAAGGTCAGGGCAGGGCAGTACCGCGTCACTCGCGTCGATTACAACCGAATGTTCGAACTTCCAAGCCGGGCCGATGTTCGAGCCTGGCTGCGTGCGGGCGAGTTCAAATGTAAGTCACGCCATGGTCGTCCGGTAAACAATCGCGGGACTCTAACTTTCGGCAAAGGCTCAAGCCATTGGTCGATTGTTTGTTACTGCAAGGCCGATGAAATAACTTCCGGTGGTTCGCACAAGTTGCCAGAAGAGTTTCACCAGTATCCCGAAATCTATCAGTGGATAGATAACAAGCTTCGCGTTGAACTTCGGTTGCGCTCAAAGAAACTCAAGGCGCTGGGCCTTGAATATGCCTCTCAACTCACCCCCACGGTTCTTTGGAAGCTCTACCGTGACTTCATTGGGGAACTGGATATGTCAGAGCAAATAGAACTCAAGTCCGATGAGGTGATGAACCTCCCGAACTGGCTTCGTGGCACGTATATGCTTTGGAAGCAAGGTCATGATCTGCGCGATAGTTTGTCCAAGGCTACTTATTATCGTCATCGTACTGAGCTTCTTGCGCTTGGGATTGACATAAATATCCGCTGTGATCGCCGCGACGATAGCAATGTTGTGCCGATGATTCGGATTCTTGAGGCTAAGCCTGCGGCCATTCCGAACTTCTTCTTTGAAAGGGGGCTGATTCATAAATCGGCCCGTCAGGTGGCTGTATGAAGTCTGGCTTCGACTTTTACTTTGGCGGTCGAGTTAGCTCCCGCCAGGAAATGCAACAGCGCCTGCGCAATCTCAGAACTGAGGGCAGCGTTATGGATGATCTGGAGAAGGTTCTTTCGTCTAGGACTCCGGCTGAACAAGTCCAGGCCGCTGAGGATTTCAATAAGGCGAATCGTTCTAAGTTGATCAGTAACAAGAAAGGCACTCTTTATTTGGGGGATGTATTCGAATGAGTGAATCCCAGTTCCAGAAACTTCGCTCCGAAGTTGAACGGGTCATAAGCGCCCAGCTTTGGAATGAAAGTTACGGCAAAGTTCAGGCTGTCACGAACTCAGTAATGTCTATCTTTGCCGGCACGCTCACTACTAAACCGACAGCCGGAGAAACCAACAATGGCTAATGCACTGACTATCCGTATTGAAACCACTGGCGTTGTTCGCTCGGGTAATTCCAAAGCTGGCAATGAGTACCATATGTGTGAAGCCTTCGGGCATTTGCCGGGTATTCCTTATCCGCAGCGCTTCGAATATTACGCAGCTAAGCAGAATGAAATTCTGCCTGCTGGTCATTATGAGTGCGATATTACTTGCCGCGTGAAAGATGACCGGCTGTGGTTCGAAGTTGACCCGCGCCAAGCTCGCCGCGTTGCGTCTCCGGCTGCTAAAGCGCCTGTTCAAGCCGCTGGTTAATAGGGGGTCGTCATGTGGCGCTATCTCTCGATGTTCGCTGTAGGGCTTGCTACGGGGTATCTGTGGGGTTGGGCTGACACTATGGCGGCCTTTGTATGAACTTCATCGCGTGCGACGGAACCTGGGCGCAATCCAACGGCGCAATAACGTGCGTTGGAACTCTGGTTCCTGTTGCGCGTGAAGAGTTGTCCCAATCGGGACTAAGTGCTGAAGATGCGGATTATTTGATAGGGCAGACAATCGTCCTGTTTGCCGTGATCTTCAGCGTCATCATCGTGCGAAAAGCACTCAAGTAACTGGAGTATCGAAGATGCAAAAGATGAAACAACTTATGGTTCGTGGCGGTGTCGTTCTCGGCTCGCTGGGTCTGTTGGCCGGCCAGGCGATGGCGGAAGTTCCGGCTGATGCTACTGCGGCGCTGGCCGATGCCAAGGCCGATGGCATTGCGATTGGCGGTGTCGTCCTGGGCGTCATCATCGCGATTGCGGCGTTCAAATACATTCGCCGCGCACTCTAACTTGCCCTGGGGCATGTAAGTAGCGAAGCCCCGCATTGCGGGGCTTTTCTTTTGGGGAGCCAGTATGTCAATCGATCCTAATTCATATGTTGTCGTGGTGGTTGCGGCTGCGTTTTGGGCGCTTTTCTTTCTTCGACTGTAGGGCGTGATTATGCGCTATGTATTGTTTTTGCTTGCTTTTTCTTTTTGGCCGCAGATTGCAAATGCTGAGGTCTTTTGGTGGCAGGTCAATGGCATTGAAAGTTTGCGCGATAAGTCGTTCGATTCGCCTGGCGAAGGGTGTTCGGCGGTGCTGGCTTATTTTCAGTCTCAAGGAGGTCAGTATAGTTATTCGTTTAAGTTCTTGAGGCGTAATTCTGATGTTGAATTTAGCTGCTCTCTGAATCGTTTTGATAATGGTGAACCATTTGGCGAGGTTGGTGCTTCTATAGGTCGGTACGGCGATTCTTGCCCTCAAGATACGAATTATGTTTCTGAAACTGGCGAGTGTAAAGGTGAAGATGATTCTTGCAAGGAAACTTTCGGCAAGGAGATTTATACGGATTTTCAGGTTGGTACTGTAAAAGATGGTCATTTTACTGATCCTAAATCGCCTCCGGCTTCTCTCTGTGAATCGTCCTGCCTATATACGTCTCCTGCGACTACTGGCTCCGGCAATGGTTATCGTATGGGTCAGAACTTTGAAGTTTTTGTTCGGTATTCGTATTTGGGCAATGGTTCGTCTTGTGAGCAGGGCGAAACGCCTAATCCTCCGTCTGATCGCTCGCCCAGTGGTTCGACTGATGAAAACTGCAAACCAGTTGAGGACGCCGAAGGTCGTAAGAAGTTGAGTTGTCTTAAGACGGATAGTTATCAGAATCCTGGCAATCTGAACTGCGGCATGGCTAACGGTCAGCTTGTTTGCGTGCCTGGGAAGCCTTCGCCTCATAAGAACGACACAACCACAAAGACGGATATTACGGAAACGACGAATCCTGATGGCTCCAAGGACACTACGACAACCACTGAAACTACGGTCACGACGTGTTCTGGCATGAACTCTTGTAATACGACCACTACTACTAGTACGACCAATAACAAGACGAATTCTGATGGTACGGACGGCGGAAGCTCTACGGAGTGCAAGGGTCCAGGCTGTAAGCCGTCAGGGGAGGGCGCTGGTGGCGACTCTGAGGGTGAAGAGAAAGAGGAGGAGAAAGAGTCGTCTGTATCGGGTGATGAATCGTGTGATGCTGTGATTGCGTGTGAGGGCGATGCGATTCAATGCGCGATGCTTAAGCAGGAAAAGAAACAGACGTGCGCCTGGGACTATGAAAAGGCCAAGGGGACAATCGAATCTGAGATTGCCAAGCCTGAGTATCAGTTAACTGAGACAACCATTAATACAGGTGAGCTATTCAATGCCGGCATTAGTGCAAGCCGCTGGTTGCCGTCCGCTTGCCCTGCGCCGAAAGTTATTCCTCTGAGTTCCGGTCCTAGTCAGACGTTTAGCTGGGAGCCTGAGTGTCAAATGGCGTCGTCGTTAGCTCCGATTATTGTCGGTCTGGCGTCGTTGTTCTTTGCAGTTTATGTCGGACGTTCTATAGGAGGTTGATATGCCACTGTTCGTAGCGCTGTTTTCGTTTCTGAGTTCTGTCGCGGGTCCGCTGGTGGCCAAGGTGCTTATATCGCTCGGCGTCGGCGCTGTGACGTATGCGGGGATTAATCTGCTGATTAGCCAGGTGAAGACGTATGCCATATCTCAGTTCGGTGCGGTTGGTGCTGATGTTGCGGCGATTTTGGGTTTGGCTAAGTTCGATGTGGCGATGAATATTATTTTTGCTGCGGTGGTGGCCAAGGCTGTTATCTCGGGCATGGATAAGGCCAGCGGCAGCATTACCAAGATTGGCAGTGTCGGAAAAGGTAGTTAACCATGTTTGTTCTCCGCACCGGTTTGCAGGGTAATAGTAAGACTCTCAATACAATTAAAGAGGTCGACAATAAAGCCGCGAAAGAGGGGAGGACGGTCTACTATCACAACATTCGTGAGTTCAAGGCGGATCATCCGGCGATCAAAGCTGAATGGGTCGAGTTCGACAATCCGCAAGAGTGGTTCAAGCTTCCGCCCAACGCCATTATCGTGATCGATGAGGCGCAGTCGTTCTTTCGTGTGCGTTCGCAGGGTTCCAAGGTTCCTGAGTATGCCAGCGCCCTGGAGACGATGCGGCATTCCGGGCATGAGGTTCACGCGATCACGCAAAGCCCGATGTTGATCGATGCGCATATGCGCGAACTCTGTAACTGCCATATCCATTATCACCGTGGTAACGGTGGAAAGATCGTCAAGCGCTGGGAGTTCCAGAAAGTTCAAACGGACGTGAATAAGAAGTATGACTTCGCGGATGGTGAAGCTACCCGTATCACCATCGATAAGACGTATTTCGGTTGTTATAAGTCCGTTGCGGATGGGGCTGAGCATCACTTCAAGTTTAAACCGCCTCGGGCGTTGTTCGTGCTTGTTGGTGCTGCCCTGGTTGTCGGTTATCTCGGTTATGGCGTCTATGAGCGCCGTATGGCGACGCATGATCCTGCCGAAGCCGTTCCTGCGGCTTCTTCGTCAAGCGTTGCGCCTGCGGCCTCTGCGGGCGTTCCTGAGGTCGATCAGGTGCGTCACGTGACTGCTGGTGAGTATCTGGCGATGCGCAAGCCTCGGGTGGCTGATGTTCCCAGCTCGGCGCCGATCTATGACGAACTGACGCGACCGGTGTCGTATCCGAAGCCGTTCTGTCTGTCGTCGCGTGATGAGTACATGGTGCACAAGAATCGCAAGCGCATGGTGACCGGGTATCGTGATGGCCGCTTGTATGGATGCCGCTGCAACAGCCAGCAAGGCACGCGCCTGGATATCTCGTTCGAAGCCTGCATGGCGTACGTCGAGCACGGTGCGTTCGATCCGGCAATCCCTGACCGCGTACCTGCGGCTGTCGGCGTGGCCGGGCCGGGCGAGGCACGAGCCGGTACGGCGGCGCCGATGGCCGCGAACTCGTCGACGGTTGCGCCGGTGAGTACGGGAACTCGGGTGACGGTGGTGAATTCTGGCAAGCCTGGGCTGCTGTGGTGATAACCCTGGCTTCGCATAATGACGATGGGATTACGTTAGCGAAGCCGCCCAAGGGGCGAGTCCAGCGCCTGGACAATGCGCAGCCCAGGCGCTGGATTTACACGT